CTTTTCTTCCCAACTTGCCAGAACTTGTCCGACCTAGTTTAAAGGGATGAGTGCTGGTCTCGCTTGCGTTGCCGCAAAGCGAATCCGGCGGAACTTGGAGTGCGTTTACTCTGTTCTGAGAACGGAAGTGCTCTCTGGGGAAACCCAGAGGCCTTTCGCGTCAGACGAACGGAGTTGCTCCGAAGTTCGCGACTCTTGGGAGAGGTGGGTCACGGTCGTGACACCTCGGGGTCGAAGAGGAGTGGAGTTCCGGTTGGCGGTGAAGGGGACGAAGCGAATCTTTGATGAACCCTGTCGTGACTGTGACAGAATTGCAGCAAAGAAGGCAAAGGACGCCTGGCGGAACAAGATGTCCGTTGGTATGGAACCGATTGACCCTGATTTGAGAGAGAACCTGAAGAGGCACGCTCGAATCCTGATGGGAAACCGGTGGTGGAGTGACTGGGGCGGCAACAAGGGATGCCGGTTGCCTGACCAGAATGGTTGTCTCGAGCTGGAGAGGAAGCTCGGTGGCACTCTGTCATTGCCGGGGACGGACGGGGGATTGCTCTGGAGGGACGGCGAGTCCCTCGGCCCTGTGGAGTTCGGGAAACCGAACGAAGTGAGGCTGGGGGTCGCCAAAACGAAGGGGAAATTCCGCGTTGTGACGATGCAGAGCGGCCGGACCAAGAATCTTTTGAAGCCTGTGCACGAGGCGGCTTATGATTGGATCTCGCGGTTTGGCTGGTGCTGCCGGGGGGAATTGACAGCGGATGCCTTGGCTCCGGTGGTTTCGGATCTGCGGGAAGGGGAAAGCTATGTGAGCGGAGACTACGAGTCCGCCACTGACAATCTCAACCCCGACGCGGTGATGGCCATCGTGGAGGTCTTGGCGGAGGGACTTCCGGACGGTCTGGCGAAGGAGTTGGTGGGAAGCTTCGAAGGTGTTTCCTACAGATGGGGAGGTAAACTCGTACCGATCCGCCGCGGTTCGATGATGGGAAATTGCGTCAGCTTTGTGGTTCTCTGCTTGCTGAACAAAATCTGTCACGAACTGCTGGTTGGAGATGAAGTCGAGAGCCGTAACCGTAGGGTCCGGATCAATGGAGACGACATTGTCTTCTGCGGGTCGCCGACGATGTACGAGGGGTGGAGGAAGATCACGCGAATGGTGGGTTTTGTGGTCAATGAGGAAAAGACCGGGTTCTCGCGCGAGTACCTCGAATTGAACTCTCAGGTTTGGTCGGTGAAGAGAGCAAGATTCGAGAGAAAGTTGAACTTTGGTTGGCTCCGAGACTGCCTAGAGGCTGACCCAGATGGTGGAAGCGTGTTCGGAGTCTGCTCCCAGGTGTCGTTCAAGTCTGCAGTGAGACTTTTGACTCTCCCTCTTGTTCGGGCAAAGCTGGAGAACAGGGAGTTGCCTGTCTCGGTCGTGCCCCGAAGGTGGTGGAACCTCTTGGTGAAGCGCTGGTGGTTTCGACGGCTGATTCTTCGGGATCGGCCTGATGTCAAAACTGAAGGCGTTGAAAGAGGTCTCCGGCTGGTGGAGGGGCCCCCGCTGGTGGAAAGTTGGGGGGAGTTGGCGTCCTTGGAGGGTAGCGTAGAGGCTGTTGAACGTCGCGCCGTTGAAGAGCTGGTTGAGAGTTGTGCAGGCGTTGCCTGTAGCCCAGCTGTGAGGCGTCTGGCGAGGTTCAGGTTCTGCGCGCCTAAGGATAGTCGGGGGAAGGGGTTGGTTCTGTCCCGTGGACCGGTTCGAGTCACAAGGATGTGGCTCTCGACGATTTTGGAGGAGGTGGAGACTCGGTGGCCGTGGCTTCTGGATTGGCGTGAGAAGCCTGAGTGGGCATGAGTCAGCCGGGGCTCCGTTTTTGTCGGGGGTACAGAGTGACCGCTGGGCCGTGCGATGCCAGAGCTGCATCTACCGGTCCCTGTTGGGCCGCGGAGGGAGGAGGAGTGCTCCTGTTGGGAAGTCGGTGGAGCTTGGCGGCGTGAGCCCCCCTCCGACGGAGCGTACGTCGACACGCATTTGATGATGGCAGCGTGTGTCAGTTGGTAGGCGGGGGGACGGACGCCAGGAGAAAGACACCTTCGACAAGGTGGAACCGACACCAGACTCACCTTGGGAGCCTAGTTGAAATACACCGTTCCCTTCAATGGAAGAGTTCTGCCCATGGGTGGACTTGGTGTGCGGGAGAGAGTGTCGGACTCCGGAGCGTAAACCCCGTCGAAAATGGAAAACCAACCTTCGGGCGTTGGCCAGTACTCTTTTGCTGGATGGTGTGCGGCGGTACTGAAGCCGGGGGAAACTCTGGTGGATAATGAGCCTTAAGGTCGCTTCGGTGACTGTATGGTGCGTTTCCGTACACCTGGACCGTGCGAGAAAGGGGAATGTCTAGCCCGTCGATTACTCTGCGAGGAATGCCGAGAGTGCGGTCGATAGGGGGCGAAGTCGGGGGTTGCTTCAGATGGG